AAAACAATTAAAAACCACGGAAGGAGCGTAACATGGAAAAAGAAAACAAAACTTCTCGTGCGAACCAAACACGGTCAAAATCTGAAAGGCCTAAAGTGTGGGTTCCACCATCTTCTCTAGATGCACCCCCTGCACCTGATGGATTTAGGTACAGATGGATAAGAGCTGAAGTCGTAGGATTTCAAGATACGAAAAACATAACTGGACGTTTAAGAGAAGGTTATGAATTAGTTCGTGCCGAAGAAGTCGAAAACGCAAGTGACTATCCAGTACTTGAAGACGGGAAATACAAGGGAGTGATTGGGGTCGGTGGCCTTCTTCTTGCGAAGGTACCAATCGAGGTCGCGAAGCAACGTCAAGAATACATGGCTAATCGTCATGAAGAACGAAGCGAAGCAGTTAATAACGATCTTATGAGGGAGCAGGATAGTAGAATGCCTATCAATATTGACAGGCAATCTCGTGTAACCTTCGGTGGTACAAAGAAATAATTTTATTTCTCGGGATAACAACCAATTCCCTACTATCGAATTAACTAACAACTATTGGAATAGGAGAAAACAATATGGCTAATAGAAACACAGCAGGTTTCGGTTTAGTTGCAGCGAACATGGCAGGTGGTCAAGCATCTGTTCAAGGTCAAAGCAGTTTTAAAATCGATGCCGGTCATAACGCAAATATCTTCAATGGTGAATTTGTTAAAATTGATCACGGAGGTACTCAAGGGTACATCGTAGGTGGTCAAGGTTCTGCATCGCAGGGTGTTGGAGTTCTTAATGGAATCTTCTACAATGCGGCTGACACTTTAAAGCCGACATTCGCGAACTTCTACAAGCAACCAATAACACCAGCAAACTCAGAAGACATTGAAGCGTTTGTAATTGATAACCCGTTCCAGCAATACATCGTGGCAACAGATGCCGCAACTACTGTCAACTCGTTCTTAAGAACGTATGACATGAATACATCAGCAGGAAGCACAACTACTGGTAAATCAAGCGCGACTCTTGATATCGGAACTGTAGGTGATAACAACAAACAGTTCAGATTATTAAGATCAGCTGAAGATCCAGAAAATGCAGAAGCAGGTGAATTCAGATCAGTTGTTGTAATCTGTAATAAGCACACGTATGTACACCAATAATAGGAGTAATTAGACTATGGCAATATCAAGATCACAACTAGTTAAAGAACTAGAGCCTGGCCTGAATGCACTATTTGGGCTGGAGTACAAAAGGTATGAAAATCAGCATGCTGAGATTTATACTAACGAAAACAGTGACAGAGCTTTTGAAGAAGAAGTTATGTTATCTGGATTCGGAAACGCACAAGTAAAAGCAGAAGGTGCAGGAGTCAAATTTGATGACGCGCAAGAAACTTTTACAGCGAGATACACTCACGAGACTGTAGCTTTAGCGTTCGCAATCACAGAGGAAGCTATCGAAGATAATCTTTACGATAGACTTGCTGCTAGATATACGAAAGCTTTAGCAAGATCTATGAGTAACGCTAAACAAGTTAAATCAGTTGAGCCTTTAATCAACGGTTTACCAGGCGTAGGTACATTCAAATCTGGAGATGGAGTAGCATTATTTTCTACTTCACACACAACTCTTACAGGTCCAAATGTAGCTAACACTTTAGCGACTCAAGCAGATCTTAACGAAACTTCGTTAGAGCAATCGATGATTGACATCGGTAAAATGACTGACGAAAGAGGTCTTAGAGTTGCAGCTAGAGGAGTGAAAATGATCATTCCTTCTGAGCTTCAGTTTACAGCTGAGAGATTGATGAAATCTCAAGGTAGAACTGGAACAGCTGATAATGATATCAACGCTATCGTTTCAATGGGAATGGTTCCTCAAGGATATAGAGTGAACAATTACCTAACTGATTCTGATGCGTTCTACATCATTACAGACATTCCTAACGGAATGAAAATGTTCACAAGAGCTCCGTTGACTACTGCAATGGAAGGTGATTTCGACACTGGCAACGTAAGATACAAAGCTAGAGAAAGATACTCATTTGGAGTATCTGACTTCAGAGGTATCTTCGGTGTTGAGGGTGCGTAATACCTGATTTATGGGGCGGCCTTAAAACCGCCCCATTTAACAATTAGAAAGGAAAAATGTCTCCAAAAAAATTTAGAGTCCAAATATTTGCATATCAAATGCACGCTGATTTCAATATAACATGCATCGAATCGCCTATTGATATAGAGAA